GCTGCCGCTGCCGCTGCCGCTGCCGCTGCCGCTGCCGCTGCCACCACCAGCAGTAGACGTATTACTTTTACGTTGAAAACCTTCTAACATTTTAAATACCTCATTTGATCTAAATAATTGTAAAATATTTAAAATTTCAGCTTTTTTGTCTTTATTATTTTCTATATGGGTTTTAATATTATTTAAACACATTACAAGCATATTAAATTTTGTGTTTTCGTCATATTTACTCACAGCATAGATTGCCATATCAATCCTTAAATCTGCTAGTTTTTGAAACAAACCATTCAATTTACGCATATCAATATCATCATCCATAATTATATATATATAAAGATATAATTAATGCTAAATATTTATTTTTTATTAATATCTTTAATAGTTGATAAGATATTATCTTGTTCTTTAAAATAATAACTGGCTGGAACATAAAATTTAAAATCCGGAGTTAATCGGTAAATCATATTGAATAAATCATCGGCAGGCACATTTATTGAATTCTTTGTATAATCCAACACTTTTTGAGCGCCTTTTTTTGAAATAATATACGCGGTTGTTTTATTAAAAAATTGTTTACCACATTCATAAAAATAAGTATTCACTTGCTTAGTTAATTGAAAAGGGTACCAATCACTTTTGGCTAAATGACATATATCCGCATCTTCGGGTAGATGATTTAATAATTCATACAATTCATCTAATGGTTTAATTAATTCCACATCATCTTCTAAAATCAAATAATAATTAGTAGAATCATTTTCATTTACCAATTGTTTTAATAAATTTATATGACTCCATGCACAACCAAATTCACCAGGTGTCATATGAATCCCATTTAATCGTGTTCGCACATCATAAAAATAGGTAATATCATTCCATGTAATATGTTTTTTATGTGTTTCTTTGTAAGCAGCATCATATACGCGAATATCTTTTCCGTGAACACCATTAAATACATTACATTCTAGTCCAATATTTGAAAGATTAAAAATAAAATTATTTAAGTTATTTAAACGCATTGAATATTGAGGTAATGTCATAATAATAGGTTTAATTGTCGATAAATTTTTAGGTGTTGATTTAACATCATACAAAATTGTATTTTCAATCGGTTTATGAAAAAAGAAATGAGTGCGTTCATTATTTTTATAAAAATTATAATTTGGCATATAACATAATTCTATATGCATTGAAAAATACGCAGCGCTCCATGCTAGTGTGCTCATAGAACAAACCAGTATTTTTGCTTGTTTCATAATATTAAAATCAATTAATAATGAATTTGTTTCAATGTTGATATCTATAGGATTTTCTCTAGTTTTGAACCAATTTAAACATGTTTCAATATAATCATTATCTTCTGGTCGATTTGTTGGTTGATATAATAAACAAACTCTTTTTTTATCATTATCATAATCATTTCCATCATCATTTTTATTGAATATTTTTTCAAATAACTTAATATAATATTCTTTTTCAATATAATCTACACGTCCATTGAAATCACCTAAGCGTATATGTATGACAATATCATATTTTTTTTCAAGGGGTAATTCGATATTATCAATTATGTCTTTCATAAAAATTTTTTCATTCAAATCTGTTTCAATCATATGTATGTGTTTATGCTCTTCTATATAATTTAATATGTATGACTTATACTTTAAATAGATATGACCAAATTGAAAATAGCCATCCATAATAACATCAAAGTATTTTAAATCCTTAAAAAACATAGTTGAAAAATTGTTATCATTAATTATAAGTGATTTTTTAACATATATTCCTTGTCCATTATTTTTATTGATATACAAATTACTTTTTAAATTATCAATATCTATTTTATCTTTTAAATACCCTAATGTATTAAACCCAATAATAGCATGATTATGGGTTGCTTCCGTTTCTATATTTGTTTTATCGTGTGATTTATATAAATCATCACCCGAATGATCTAATCCTGGGTAATAGATAAAATTATTATTATAATATTTTTTTTTAGAATCATATTGTAAATTAGATTGTAGTGTGTATTCTAATGATGGATTACATATGTTTATAATAGTAGACGCCATATAACGAAAAATGGCATTACCAAGACGTCCGTTTGGTATAAAAATAATTTTATTTTTTTCATTTGACGACATTAATATTTATATATAATTTTATTTATATATAAATTATTTCATTATATAAATTATTTCATTATATAAATTATTTCATTATATAAATTATTTCATTATATAAAAAATACTAATTAATCCATATCTTCAAGTGTTTGTTCCGAGTGAGATTTATGCCAGTTTTGAATCATTTCCGCCGAAATCGTAATATGCATATGCCGCATACATTGCTCTGGGCTATCAAAAAACAAATGATTTGGGTTAGAATTAGGCAATAAATTACTAGACCGAATCATATAACCATCGGAATCACAAGTTCCGGTAGAATCAACACATTTATAAAGTAAAGTTTGTTCACTAGACCCTGTATAATATGGGTATTCGACGCCGGTAATTGCATTTCGAATCAATGTTTGTGGACGATTCGATGGAAAATACTTTCGCTTTCCAGTTTTTTTTTGAGATGTGTTACTAAATCTTTGAGTAATTTCTTCTTCATCGACGCCATATGACATTTGATTCTGACTAGACATTGTTTGGGTTTTAATAATATTTAGAGAAATACCTTTAAATATATTTATATTATATATTTCAAATGGAAAGAATCTTAACACTCTACATGATTTTGTAATTGTGTTTTAGATAATGCGTCAGTAAGTATTTTTATTTCAGTATCTTTGCCTTGTAATAAATTAGTTAAATGAATAATCTGTGCTTGTTGTTGTTGTAAAATATTCACAACTTGTTCCATATTAAGAACTTGCGGTGGACCATCTCCTTGCGCAAGTGTAATCGTCGGCGCATTCTGATTTTGCTGTGCTTGTATTTTTTCAATTTCTATTCTTCTCTGTTTTTCTATTGCAACCATTTGTAATAGAACATCAGGTTTCATATTCGGACGTCCAGGTTCATACGTTTTCAATAAATTTTCAATACGATTCATATAAAAATCACGTATATCTGTATCCTTGATAAACATATCAACTTTTTTTGACGATTCCTTTGTAAAATCAGGATTTAAATTTTCTAATAATCGTCTTTTATCAAATGTATTATGCGCATGGGAAAAAACCAATATTGTTTTAATGGGGTCTAGTTGAACGAAAGGAATCGTGTAATTTTTTAAAAAATGTTTTTCTTCAGCCAATGCGGCAGTATCTTCATAACGTGTTATTTTCAATAATTCTTTTCGAAACGCAAATGTTCCAGCCGTAGAATGTGTTTCTTTGTATGGACCAAATTGATACATTTTTTGAATGTGTTTAAAATAAATGTATATTTCACTAGAACCAGCACATAAGGCCTTTGGCGTTTTCATCAACATTGATACAGCGTGTGATATACGTTCTGGTGGATAATAATCGTCGTCGTCCATGTAAACAATTATATCTCCTTTGGATTTCTCATGCATAATATTGCGTTTATTCCCCAAAAGCAATTTTTTTTCAACTGAAAAGTATTTGACTTGTGGAATATGTTTTACCAAATCACCGATTTTATCAGTTCCGTCATCAATAATAATCCATTCAATTCGCTCCTTTGGATAATCTTGATGCTCAAAACATTTTATCATATATGGAATAAATGGTCTTCGGTTAAATGTTGGTGTACACACACTCACAAAAGGTAATTGATTTGTAATTTGTTTATTTATACTTGAATCATTTATTATAGAAATAGCACTTGACGCTAATTCTTTATTATTTTTCTTTTTATTTTTATTTTTCCCCATTAAATAATATATAATAAATTATAAAAGCTTTTATATATTAATTTGAATGATTAATGTAATTGATTAATTCATTTGACTATGGAAATATTTAATCAATGAAATTGTGACAAGTAGTAAATATACGATTCCCATAACACCTGATACTGTTGGGTCTAATGTATCATACGCTGAACCACATACAAAAAATCCGAATAATGCAACTAATGGCTTTACATTACACGCCATTATATTCGAAACTTCTTTCCAATTTTCACTCATTGGTAAAAAACATATTGTGCCAATTAAACGCAATGACATAATACATGCAAGACCAAAACAGAGTCCCCAAGCATAAACTAAAAATCCACCCCATACGGTTACTTTCATATCAGCTGAAACACCAGCACCAAATGCTGCAAATCCTCCAGTTATAAATGCAGCAATTGTACCGACGATTATGGTAAAAGGCATAGCTATATAAAGTTGAAATACGTGATTTCCCAAAGGAGTATTAGGTTGAAAATTATCTAACCATCCCTTCAATAATCCTCTATTACTTTTAAAACAACCAGCAACTGTTTTAGCAAACCAATTTGTTAATCTTCCGGTCATTCCTAGGGGTTTTAATTCTTCTGGCGTTGAACCTTTTGCTTTAATTAAATTGTATGGAAAATTATCTTCAAGTCCGGCAAACATGCCAGACGGCTGTTCTTTACAATTTACATCTGTATATGGTCCGCTTTTATTTATTTCAAATTGTGGTGCTGAATAAAATTCATTATCTGTAGGCAACATTAAATCTAAATCACTTCCACGCGTTGTCATATAGATAAAGCCAGAACCAAAGAGACCAAATATCATAGTTAATATAAAATAGACGAACATAGACTTTATAAATGCGACCCAGCTAGTTGAATCATCCCACTCGGCAGGTTCTTTCTCTTCATCTTCAGAATCAACCTTATCATCATCTTCTTCTTCTTCAGCCACTTCTTCATCAATTTCTTTTCTGGTATCGCTATCAAAAAAACCCATTTATTATATATATAGATTTAATAAAAATAAAAATTTCTTACAAATTTAAAATATATTTTAAATATATTTTAGACATATTTTAGAGATATTTTAGACATAGTTATAGATAATATAATATCAAAATAATATATAATGGTTCATCGTAAAACTAAAAAACATAATAATAAGAAACACAATACAACTAGAAAAATTAATATTATTAAGAGTGATAAAAAATGTGTTACTGATGATGAAATGGGTAAAATATGTTCTACTGGTCAATTTAGTTCATATAAAGGAAACTTTTATAAAAACGAAGATAATTTAATAAAATTTAAAGCAATAAGAGAGCGATTTATGAAAAATCCAAAATTTAAGAAATTAAAAACCCATAAACAAAGATATACTGCGTTTTTAAAAGATAGATTTGAACAAGGTAAAATACCTAAAGTTATTCATATGATAAAAAATGATTATTATTCATATGTTAATGATGAATGGTTTAAGGAAAATGATATTGAAAAACAGAAGGATAAAAAGTTTTATGTTCAATATGATAATTTTAGAATTGTACAAGAAGAAGTTTACTATAAATTAATTGGCTATGTGAAAGATTTTATTAAAAAAAATCCAAAGGATAAAAAGGCTATAGCAATTGATAATGTATATAAATCTTTGTTTAATGATACCAAAAAAACCATGTTTAAGCACGTTGAAGACATTTTAACTCAATTAGAAACATTTGTTACAAATGATGATATGTACGGATTATTAGGAATGATTAATTCCAATGAAATTATATCGTTATTTTCCCCATTGCAATGGAATATTATGCCTGATGAAAAAAATGTTAAACACTATATTAGTCATATGACTTTTGGTAGACTTGGTATTTATGATTATTTAATATATATTGATGATTTACCTGATGATAATGCTGAAACTAAAAAATATAAAAAATTAGTTAAAAAGGAATATTTACATTATATTGGAGAAGTGTTTAAATCATGTGTTGGACCAAAAAGAGCGGCTGATTACAACCCTCAGGATATTTGGGATGTTGAATACGATATGTTAATGCAAATGGGATGTGATGAACATATTAAGAGTGATCCCAATTATTATAATAAAGTTAGTGGTCATGATTTAGAAACAAAATACGATTTTGATTGGACTACATTTTCAAAAAAATTAGGCTATAAAGTTGTTCCCAAGAATATTGTTATTAGCAATTTAAATGGGTTTAAGTGTATGGTTCGATTAATTAAAGAAAACTGGAATTCAAAAAAATGGCAGACATATTTCTTATTTATTCAATTTAAACAAATGGTTCGGTTTGAAGATTCTCTTAGACACATACATTATAACTTTTATAATAAATTTTTGGAAGGACAACCAAAGCAAATGCCAGCAGAAATTTATCCTATTTTTGGTCTATCTCTTTTATTTAATACATTTTTATCAGAACAATATGTAGAAAATAACTATAATTCGTTATATGTAAATTATGTAAAACATTTAGTAGCAGATTTGAAAGAATTATTTATTAAAAAAGTAAGTATTAATACGTGGTTATCACCAACTACTAAAAAAGCAGCATTAGAAAAATTAAAAAAATTAACTATTTTGGTAGGTAAACCTCAAAATTTACGAGAAGACCCTATTTTTGATTATAAAAGTGATGACCCATTGTATAATATAGGAAAATTGATTACTTGGAAGCATAAAAAATTTATTGAATTAGAAGGTAAACCAGTTATTGATATTCCAGAATTTGACTGGAATGTATTTAAATTGGTTGGAACCCAATGTTATATGGTGAATGCGTATTATAGACCTAATAGTAATTCAATTTATGTTCCTTTAGCATATTTACAAAAACCATTTATTGATTTAGAACAACGTGGTTTAGAATATAATTTAGTGTACATTGGATATACTTTAGGACACGAATTATCTCATGCGTTAGATGATACTGGAAGCAAGTTTGACGCAGATGGTAATTTGAATAACTGGTGGACGGATGAAGATAGAAAAGAATTTAAAAAGAAAGTTAAGGATGTTATTAATCAATATGAAACTTTTGCGGCGCGCGATGGAATTAAATTTGATGCGGAAATGAGTGTTGGTGAAGATTTAGCTGATATTTCTGGAATGGCTTTAGTAGAATCATATTTATTAGATAATCAGATTGCAAATGACGAATTAACAAAAATAAAAAAAATGAATTTAGCAAAATTGTATATGAATCTTGCAGTTCAGGGACAACAACAAATTTATAAAGAAGCTGTAAAGGCTCAATTAAAAATGAATCCACATCCTTTAGAGAAATATAGAGTGAATTGTTCATTGGCTCGATTGGAATTATTCAAGAAAATGTATGGAATTAAAAAGGGCGATGGTATGTATTGGAATAGTGATGTTATTTGGTAATTATAGAAAAAAATATAAATACTTTGATTTATTATTTTATATATAATAATATCAAATCTAATAACTTAAAAATTATTTATGATAATATCAATTAAATTATTTTATTTATTCATTTATTATTTCATTTATATTTATATTTAGCAAATAAATGAAATTTTTATATAAGAAGGCATCATTTAATATATATTTTTTTGTTTGATATATATATAAATGCCTGGACGACGAATTACTCGAAGACGCTCATCTCGTAAAGGATCCCGTAAGTCCCACAAGTCCGCTAAGGCTCGTAAAGCTCACAAGACCGCCAAGCGCGTTGCCGCTAAGGGTGCCCGTATGGCTGCCTCGGCTGCTAAGGGTGCTGCCAAGGCCGCATCCGCTGCCGCTTCTAAGGCTGCCTCCGCCGCCAAGGGTGCCTCTGCATCTAAAGCTGCCGCTGCCGCCAAGGGTGCTGCCAAGGCCGCCTCCGCTGCCGCCTCCGCCGCCAAGGGTGCCGCTGCTGCCGCCTCCGCCGCCAAGGGTGCCGCCGCCAAGTAAATTTATTTTTTAATAACATTAACTTGATAATTCAAATGTATAATAAAATAGTATTTATTTTATTATAAATGACAAAGTATTTAGTTTAACGAGCATACATTAATGCTGCATTTCCTGCTGTAAAGGTTAATAAATTAAATCTCTCTTCAAACACAACCATATCATAGTTATAATCATACACTCTCCATGTTGGTTTATTAACACCAATAACCTCACCAGTTGTTTGATTACATATTGTAAACACTTGTGCGGATGGATCTAGTGGCGGCTGAAACGTATTAAACTCAAATTGTATATCTTTGAATTTACTTAAATTAATTGCTCCACTCGGTTGAAAATCAAAAGGATCTGTAGTTAAATTGAAATTATAACAATATAATCCATCAGGCGAATTCCCTGTAGACCTAGCATATTTTTCAACATAATTAAAAACACCAGCATCAAAATCATTCTCGCGATACGTCCCATCTAATAACAATGACCATGTTTGCATGATGTCTTTTTGATTACTTATAGAATATCGGCCAGTTACATAAATATTTGTAGGAGCATATTCTTGTCCACTGAAACAACCAGTACCTATAGGGTCAACTGATGGCGTAACTTTTCCACAACTATTTTCCAAAACAGCAAAGCCATTTCCTTCGGATGGGTGTTTCAAATCAGAAGGTAGGTAATCATACGGCCAATTACTATAATTAGACCATTCATTGCGCATATAAGCATCACTTCGCTGGAAATACCACATCCAATTTGCGACCATACTTAAACTATCAAGTGTTACTTTTTTTGTTCCAGTCACATTAGGAAATCTATATTCATATACTTCTTTTATTAAATATTGTTGATGTTGAGATGCGAATATCTGCATTTCATCTTCGGATAAAAAAGCATACGTGCTAATTAAATGAACGTCTGCTGCCCAGTTTGTTCTCTTATCCGCCAATGTATAATCTAATTCTACGTTAGGTGGAGGTTGAATGAACCTATAAAATTGGAAGAATGTATCTGTTTGATTTGCTTGTTGATAATTCATATCAGTGCTTGTCACGTCACGAACAACATACAATTCATTTATAGGTCTCATTTCAACTTCAATGTTTAATTCATTGTATTGTAAACTAATTAACGGAAAAGCCATTTTTGCCGCTAACGTAAACCAAACATTTAATGGAATATATATTTTTCTAGCACGTATAGAGGGCTCCGGACCTAAATCAGACCCATCATAATAAGCACTTGGATATACATTGACACGTGTTCCGGAATTGGCTGGATTATTTAATTCAGGAACATTTCCTGTCATATTGTAATAAAGATGTTTTTTGGTTTCATTAAAATCACGCTCTACTAAATTTTGTAAATATTGTCCTGAAAATTTTTGGATAATTTGCCCACCAATCGTAAATTTTACTTCTTTAATCATTTGAGTACCGAGATTTTTTATCCATTTAAATTCATATGGACGCCATTGATAGCGCGACGAACAATCAGGCGGTAATATTGGACTCCAGATATTAGGTAAATTAACAACTAAATAAGTATCCATAAGTAAATCAGCATAACGTGAAATTTTGAATTTAAAATTTGATGTTTCATTCAGCCGGAGTGTTCTTAATCCGTCAAAGTCTGTACGAAATTTTTGTAACCCAAAATTTGTATATTTAGCATATTTGAATTTAAACATTGTTTTTGAAGGATTTCCATTTAATATAACATTTTGATTTCCATATGAAACTAGGTTTAACAAACCACCAGGCATACCTTTGTATATATTACAATTACTTTTTTTTAACTATTTATATATCTTATAATATTTATGTATCCTATAATATTTATGTATCCTATAATATTTATGTATCCTATAATATTTATGTATCCTATAATATTTATGTATCCTATAATATTTATGTAATTAATTATAATTATTATAAAAAAAAATGACTTGTTAATATAAGTTATGACATCAATGGTAAATGCGGTAGCAGATAATAAATTTGCAAATTGGACCAGAGATACAACTACTAATTTAATAAATAAAACACGGGCTGGTATACCAAAAATTATGTTTAATGCCGGTTTTGGTAAAAGTGATGGAACCATGAAAACGATGCAAGACCTTACAAACGCAGATAGTATTACGCAAATAATGACAATTATCATTATTTTACTCTTTTTTATAATATTTTTTTGGGTTTTTCATAAAATCAAATTAAATGATAAAAATTGCAGGACAATAGAAGAAGTATATGATTCATTTCCTACTATAAGTAGTATGGATACAAATAACCCGATATTTAAATATAAGTTACGTGATTACTATATTAAAACTGCTTATAATTGTTGTGCCGGAGGAAAAATGAAAAATGATTTTGTAAATATATGTGCTTTACGTAGTTGTATTAAGCAAGGAGCACGTTGTTTAGATTTTGAAATTTATTCGGTTGATAATGAACCGGTTGTTGCGACATCATCTACTAACGATTTTCATGTAAAAGAATCATATAATCACGTTGAATTAGTGAAAGCATTAGAAACTATAGCTAAATATGCTTTTTCAGGTAGAAGTTGTCCAAATCCGGATGATCCGTTGATTCTTCATTTTAGAATTATGACTAATAGTAAAAAAATACACGATAAAATAGCAACACAATTATATGATACACTTCAAAATAGATTATTAGGTAAAAAATTCAGTTATGAAAATTCAGGTCTGAATATAGGTAGTTATCCCATTAGCAAATTAATGGATAAGGTCATCATAATGGTCGATAAATCAAATCCTTTATTTACAACTACATTGTTAAACGAGTATGTAAATATTGCAAGTAATTCAGCATTTGTTCGTTTACTTAGATATAGCGAAGTAGCATTTAATCATGACAAGGAAGAATTATTATATTATAATAAACAAAATATGACAATCTCTCTACCAAATATATCTGGGAATAACAAAAATTATTCTTCGGCATTAGCTATGACGTATGGTTGTCAAATGATTGGTATGTCGTTTCAAAATTTTGATAATAATCTGAAATATTATACAAAATATTTTGATGATGCTGGTTCCGCGTTCGTATTAAGACCTGATAGATACAGATATATTCCTGTATTTATACCTAAACCGAAATGCCAAGACCCTGACGTTACATTTGCTAATAAATCATTAAGCGTAAATCCTGGATTACCACCATTGGCTATGTAATTCTATATTTATACAAGACACATTTATAATATATTTATCTTCATTTATTATAAATGGTAAAAAATGTTAAAAATAACAATTTAACATTTGAAAATAAAGAATTAGATATTTTAAGAAAGGCAGTTGATAAAGCCGAAATTAAACTTGGAAAAAACATTAAGCAATCGAATAATATTGAAGTCATTATTAAAATATTAGAAGACTTTTTAAAACGAAAAAAAGTGGTTTGTTATGGTGGTACTGCCATTAACAATATTTTACCAACCAGTGAACAATTTTATGACAGAGATATAGAAGTCCCTGATTATGATTTTTATTCTTCAAATGCAATGTCTCACGCAACCGAATTAGCCGATATTTATTATAGTAAAGGATATTCAGATGTTGAAGTTCGTTCAGGAATGCACTTAGGAACTTATAAAGTATTTGTTAACTTTATTCCAATTGCGGATGTTACCCAAATGGAACCAAAAATTTTTAAAGTATTATTAAAAAAATCTGTAAGAAAAGAAGGTGTATCTTATGCTCCACCTGATTTTCTACGTTTACATATGTACAATGAATTATCTCGACCTGATGGTGATGTTAGTCGATGGGAAAAGGTATATAAACGTTTGGTTTTATTAAATAAACATTTCCCTATTCCTGATAATCCAAAATGCTCTGAAATAAATTTTATGAGAGATTTTACCGGTACGATTGAAGAAAATGACGCGTTATATAATATTGTTAAGGATACTATGATTAACGAAGGGGTTGTTTTTATTGGGGGATATGCCAGTAGTTTATATGGTAGATATATGCCTGAAGCACAAAAAAAACAATTACAACATGTTCCAGACTTTGATGTATTGGCTGAAAATCCAAAAGCTATTGCGTTTATTTTAAAAGATAAGTTGGAAGATGCTGATTTTAAAAATATTAAAATTGTAAAAAAACCAAGTGTTGGCGATGATATTATATTGACACATTATGAAGTTTTAGTGGACAATGATACACTTTGTTTTATTTATGGACCTTACGGATGTTATAGTTATAATGAAATCAAAATTAACCATAAAACAATTAAAGTTGCTACAATAGAAACTATGTTATTGTTCTTATTAGCATTTCTGTTTTCAGACAGACCCTATTACGACCACGAACGTATTATGTGTATGTCTCAATATTTAATTAACGTTCAATCTAAAAATAGATTAGAGCAAAAAGGTTTATTAAAACGATTCAATATAAATTGCTATGGAAATGAAAAAACAATGATTGAAATAAGAAGCGATAAGGCCGCAAAATATGAAGAATTAAAAAATAATAATAATATAACAGAATACAATAAATATTTTTATAAATATATTCCATCAAAGCATGCGAAATCGAAGGGGACAAAAAAATATAATAAAAAAAATAATAAATCCAACAATAAGTTCAATGATAAATTTAATAAGGGCAATAAAAAAACCAAAAAAATGGGGATTAAAAAGATTTGGGGGAAAATATGGTAATTAAAATTTATTACTACATTAATATATAATGGATTATTGTCAATATATATTAATTTTTTTATTTTTAACAATTATTGCAAACATGTATTACATATATTGTGTATTTTCAGCTCAAAAGCATAAAAAAGAAGGCTTCGAATCATTAACAACTTGTTTAAAACAAGGATATCCCCCTGAATTCTGTAAACGTGTTCCTATACAATCTTGTTTGAAAAATTGCCCTGTAGGAACGTTTGAAGAAAAAAAGTTTAATACTTTTCCTGTATAATAAAATTTATATATAATAAAATTTATATATAATAAAATTTATATCATCATACCAATGTATTTAATAAATATAACCAATATTGTTTACACATTCTCATGATTATTTTATAAATATAAGATTCACGCATACATTCGGGCATATTATTTTTTATAATAATAATATAATCAATCAAAACAATAAAAAATAAAACAAAGTATCGTCTTATATACAATTGCGTTTTTACAAAACAATTTGTATACATACACAACTCAGTATTTCCATTTACAAAAAATTCATTTGTTTCACTTACGCCTTTTAATAATCTTGTATAAATATTTCTCTCCCTCTTTATATTCAATGCCTTTATTGGATTAATAAAATCAATCAGTTTTATAAATAAATTTTTGCACTCCTTGTCAGGTGTTTCAAAAATATAAGGTGCTATTCCATCGATATAATGTTCATCATATTTATGTGATTTATTTGTAATGAAAGGTATATGCGATGACCTTAATATACATGTAATTAAATGCGATTTCGATTCAAAATTGGAAATAATAATTTGTTTATTATTTTTAGTATCATAATAATTAATATAAAGTTTATTATTTATCATTGACATATCATCTGTGTCAAATAATTGATGTATAATATTCCTTACAATAATTTCATATACATAAAAATTTTTATGTGTTTTATAATGTGTAAATAAAACATTCATATAATGATACATTTTATCGGAACATCCTTTTATATACCATACTGCTATAAGAGACCCAATACTACATCCTGAAATTTTATTAATATTTATATAATTTATTTCCTGTAAACGATGTATGTATAAAGCTGACCCAATGCCTAATAATCCATTTACAGCACCACTATCAAATATCAAATTCATTTTTCTTGGTAATTTTTTTGGATTTACATTTATGATTAAAGCATTGATATATTGATTTAATAAATTGATATGATGTAATGGATTATTTATAGTTTTAACACAATTATCACTTATGTCTACGCAATTATCACTTATATCCATAAATTTATATGTGATAATATATTACGCTATTATTACGTTATTATTATTACGCTATTATTATTACTTCTCTAAAAAAAACATTCCTTTCATTATAAAATAATAAGCACTTGAAAATGCAGCGCTTGTAAAAATATAACCAGAGAGACTAGGATTACCATCTTTTTTGAAGAGCGATGGTATAATTTTACATAATTGTTTTTGAAGTACTGGTAATTGAAATAAAAAATATAAAACACCAATCAATATAGGTGTCTGAAATTCATCAAACATTGAATCAAACGTATTCTTTTTATCCTGTTTTAAACCTTGCGCGTGAATAATTTCTTCATTTGTTTGATGCTGCTGAATATAATCTATTTGCTCGTTTTCAGGTTGAGGTATAAAATTTGGTTTAACATATTCATCCTGAGATATATGTTGTTGATTTTGTGGAATATCTCTTGACGGCAATGATGTCATTCCAGCTGCACTCGCTTGCTGTAATCCAGTTACAAATTGATTCATATTTTTTTGGTTCATCGCCGGGTCATTATCACGTTGCTGACCTAAATCCTGTGATGGATTTTGTATTTGAACATTTTTTTCAAATGTTTCCATCTGAATATTATTTTCCGATTGTGGCGACATTGGGAGAGAATCAATGCTAGTAGTACCAATACTCATTATTATACTAATTTCATTTATTATTAACATTATAGACGCATTTTTCTAAAATATTATAATATATTCTAAAATATTATAATAATATATTCTATATCCTATTTTTTTTCTATTTTCTAAAAAGAAACCTTATCTTTGTTATTCGGATTACATTTTACCATTTTTTCTTTAAAAGTATAACATTTATCTCCGTGCGCATATGTATTTTTGGTCACTTCATCCATTGGCGGTGCTTTAAATACGATACAATTGCGGTCATTACATATTTTTCTAAATAAACTAGCAAGTCCTATTCCTAATATAAAAGAAATTGCGTATCTTCCATTATGTGTATGAAGTAATCTCATCATACCTTTTTTAACTGGCATGTTCTCTATATAGTAATAATATACATTTTAATTTTGAATAGGGATATCGTGAATTAAACTACGATCTGAAGGACACTTCACTTCTGTTGCATCAAATTTAAAACAATTGTTTGCTTTATCAATGTATTCTATTTGCGATGCATTTTCAGGCGTAGGATAAACATGAATTATTGTTGGCGTAGGTGACGATAAATAAGCAAATAATAAGCCTAGCGATAAACTAACAAAAAATACTTTGAATGAAATATACCGAAAAAACATATACATATTGCGTATATAATTATTATTAATCATATTATTATTAATCATATTATTGCCTTTCTTGTTCAATTTGTTCAAGTAAATAAGGTCTTGCTATTAATCTATGAATAGTATTATCTATTTTTTCATTATCATTCGTTTCAATCGCAAGATGACTATATTTCATATTTCTTATTTTTTCTAAAAGAGGATTTATTTTTGTAATATGTTTTTCTATCATTGATGTAATATACGCACTTGAAGTATCTGATAAATATTCTTCATACATATTTTTCAATTCATCAATTTCATTCACCAAGTCCACCTTCGCGTCAGTTAATAAAGGATCACTATAAATTTCACTAATTATATCTCCATATTTTTTAGTATTTATCATTGATAATTCTGACACATGAGCTAATTCTTCCTTTAATGCATTAAATTTATCAACAATGTCTTCTTTTGAATTATTTATTCCAAATAAATAATCTAATTTGGTCATTATAATTCTCATTTTTAAATTTTCACTAGATTTATGATATTTTTGTTCTAAATTTCGCACATTATCGTAATATTTTCGTTTTATATTAATATTCAAATTACATTGAGTTTTACTACCACATACGGCTTTCAACATACCATGTTTTTCCTCAAAAATAGTTCCTCCAGTTTCATTGCAATTAATACATTTCCCTATTAATTTTTTTAATCCGGCTCTTTTTTCTTTAAATGTAAGATTATCATTAGACTTAATCTTTAGTTTACGATTATTCAATGCTGTATTATATTTTTCCTTAAGCTCATAGTATTTACGTAATATATCAGCATAATTGTCATCCATTATATTTATATTACATTATTATTTAATTTTACATTATTATTTAATTTTACATTTAGAAATAAATAATAATTACCATTGAGGTAGTGATGTTATTAAACCATTTTCATTGCCTTGTGTTTTTCTTATATAGGCCAATTGTTGTAATTTTGATACAATATACTCTTGTTTTTTTCTATTTTTTATTTCTATTTCGGCCGGTGTTAATTTACCTTTGTATAGATACAATAAAAACCCACCAATAACTACAACAAATATACATATCATATATAAATTGAAAAAAACACTTATATGATTATCCTTAAACTTTCTACATTCTTTAAGTGTACTACTTAAAAAATATCGAACACCTGGTTCTATTAATCTAGGTGGCGATAATACTGGCGTATTCATTAATTAATATGGGTATTTTATTTTATTCTCTTTCATATACATTTATTCCATTCAAATAAATTATATGTAATATTTATACATATATGGCTCAACTACTTGAAACAGAAAAAAAGGAAGAAAAGGAAAAAACGACAACACCTACGCCCAATCCTTTGGCTGCTATGATATTTTTCTTCATAGTCACCTCTATTTATTGTGTTATTAGTTTGGTTTTAGGTGGTGACACTATGCAAAAACTTATAATGAAAGTATGCTATATTTTATTTGTTGTTATTGGACAATATTTCATTAATTTAAATTTAACCGAAAGTATGTGTGGTGTTCGTCAATGGAAAAGTACGCTTTTTATTACAATTCTCCCTTGGACAATTATTTTTGGTGCCTTACATTTATTTTTAACAATATTTCCTGGTTGGCTTTCACCCTTTTCTAATACATTTGGTTATTTTGTAGCAAAATTAATGGGATTGCCTGAATTAATTAAGAAAATTCTTGAGCCTGTTGGTGATTCTGATGCTTCTCAAGCATTAATTAGTGTTACAAGTGATGCTTCTCTATTAATTAATCAATTTTCACCTGAATCATACACTGATAAAGTAAATGAGAAAGGAGAAAAAATGATGGTGCCTGGGACAAAACGTCCTATAGGCGAAAGAAAGAAATTCGAAGAGGCTTGGACAAAATTACAAGAAGGTAAAATTGTAAAGCAAGCGAATGCATTCCAACCTCCATTAGATAATGATAAGGCCAAAAAACAATTATATCAATTTGTTGAAATGAAGTATACCATATCAGAATATGTATGGAATGTATTGACTGGGTTTTTGGTGACCTCCATCAGTTATAATTATATTATAAATGCTGGTTGTTCTAAATCTCCTAAGGAAATGCAAGAACGACACGATGCTTATGAAGCAGAACAGGATGCTGAAGCTAAACAAAAAGAAGAAGCAAAAAAAAATGAGCCAAACTATAAAACGACGCCTTAGTTAATTATTAACGTCTAACCGCCGTATAATACATAACACTGAAATATGATATTATTGCTAACATTATAGATATAAGCCATACTGGGATAATGGTTTTTTTTCTAAAACCAACACCAAACTCTTTTATAGAACCATCATCATTATACATAAATGCTGGTTTAATCATATTTATAACCCCAAATAGTATAACAAATATTAAAATAGCAACCGATACTTTATTATTTCTTACCCATCGTCGTTGATTCATTATATAATATTATAACTTAAAAATATATTTTATTCTCACTATAAATACAAAATATATGGCTAGCATTTTATTGTATGGTGGTTTACTTCGCAATACTAATATTTACCATATACCCATTAACATATTATTAAAAAAATCACCAGACTGGCTGAATGGAAATATAATGATAAATGATGAGCCTTTTTATCATATAAATTCCAATAAAAATAATTATATTGAAATCAATAAAACAAATAATACAACTGCATTGATGTTAAATGATAAAATTATTTATGATCATAAGGATTTATTTGATTTTTCAGTTAAAGTTGAATTAAATCCTTATATAACCAATACACCTTATGCTAACTTTTTTAAATATTATCAAAGTCCTCGTGTTTAATTATTAATATATTTATGTAATAATTAATTAACAAAAAATAATCTAGAGAGATATTATAATGCTACCTTTGTTTTATCCGGCGATACTTATTACCTTAGTTTTTNTTTTCAGTGCGTTTGAAAAAATATATGTATTTTCAAAATCCACTAGTAAATTTTCTAAAAAAATAGGCATTCCTTTGTTTTTAGCACAAATCTTTATTATCGGCGCTATATTATTAGAATTTTTAGCTCCTTTGATTATTTATATTTACACTTTCACTGGTATGTTATCTTTGATTCCCCTTTTCAAATTGTCATTAATTGGTTTAATGCTCTTCACCGTTGTCGTCACGATTTTATACCATAACCCGATGAAAAGCATGGAAAAATATTACTCGTTTATGTCTAATCTCTCTACATTAGGTGGTCTCTTAGCCCTCTATGTTATGGCTTAAATATTTTTTTACAAAAATAAACTATATTTTTTGTAAAATATAATAAAAAAAGAGAGTGAAAACAAAAAATTGAAAAAAAAAAAGGAAAGTGAATAATAGTAACCCCCCCCCAAATATAAAAATGATGCAAGAA